CAGAATAAGTTTGCTTTTGATGAGAGGCCTAACTTCGGAGTGGTTGTAAAGGGAGCTTCTGGGAACAAGATCCAGTTGTCTCCCTCCAACTTCATTGGGATTGTTCAAAGCCATGTGATGCTTGCTTGCTTAGATGTTCCTTCTACTCTGATTGAGTGGGTTAGGGAAGACTTGAATGTAGTGAAGCAGGGAGAGTCTTTCCCTACCCCTGCAGGGGCTTACTATATTGAGTGTCTTGAGGTACCTGAGAATCAAGGTGAGGTGGGTCAGTACATCATTGACCCACTGTATACAGTAACAGATCTTCCCTTGTTTACTTCTGTGTCCGGGTTGGAGAGTAGTTCTCAGCTTCCTCATAATGCCCTCCCAGAGACTGTTAGGGTTTGGGAAAATGGGAGGCACCCCCTCATCCCAGGGGTTGACTATACCACTGACTCAGAGGGGTTGATAACGTTCCTGACTAGGTTTATCCCCGGCACTGTTGTCACAGTGGACTACAGGTATCCAGGACCCTCCATAGGACCCGTTGACTGGCAGTGGAACACTTCTGACTTCAAGACTCTTCCAGGAGTTGTAATAGCCTTCGGGAAGAGGGGAAAGAAGGGGGATAAGCAAGTCATCATGGTCTCTGAGGACCCTAATGATGCTGCCCAAGCTTATGGTGGTATCTTCGAAGCTACCTTTGACCTTGATGTTATAGCTCAGGACCCTCTTCAGATGGAAGAGATGGCAGACTACATCGTTATGGACTTGTGGGGAGGGAAGAGGAGTGCTCTCTCTTTTGAGGGGTTGGAGTTACTTGACTTGTCAATGGGTGGGGAGGCTGAAGAATCCTATGATGAGTTAGCGGAGATGAATTACTACACAACTTCTCTGTCTCTGCAGATTCAAGCTCCTTGGGAAATTCACGTACCAATTCCCTTCACTACCAGTCGAGCTACCATCTACACTAAGGCTGCAGAGAGTACCTTTGACAAGGATAGAGGTACTACTGCTCAGTCTAGTGTCCAACCCCTGTCTCAGGGAGGCTTGTTCTTAGTTTCTAGTCCTATCTTAGCGGGTAGGAACCCTTCTTTTGAACGAATCACATAACACGGAGATTTAGATGCCAAAGTACACATTTGAGTGCCAGTCCTGTAACGTAAGGTTTGACCGAACTCTGAAGATGGGAGAACACCCTACCAATAAGTGCCCCTCTTGTGGAGAAGAGGCTCCTAGGTTGTTCACTAGTTTTGGTTTTGGTTTTACGAAACCAGAGAATAGTGCCCCGGCTAATACCGGAGTTCACGACCTAGACTACCCTTCTGCTGACAAGATTGTGGGTAGGAGCGCTGAGTCTAGGTGGGGGACCTACCGAGCCCGGGATGAAGCAAAGAAGACTGTCCGTAAGGAAGGTAAGACCCAAGCCCTTGTTCGGTTTGACTCAGAAGGATTCACAGAGTACACCTCTATGAGGGAAGAGGAAGTTAAAGCTAGGGAAAAGCTAGTAGACTACGCTGTGGACGTAGAGAGAAACGCGATTATTGAGAATCCTCAATAATCTTCTTTTGGGAAGTACTATTCTAAGAACCATCCGGTCTTAGCCGGAAGCAGATCTAAACTCAGATCAGATAAGATAAGATTGCGCCAGAACTTTGTGTTGGAGTCTAGTTACTAGATTTAGATGCACTCCACCCTAATGATTTGAGGAGACTCGGATGGCTAACGGACCTTTCTCTGCTTACGTACCCCCAGGTGTTTATTCTCGAACCTTGTCTGAGGCAAATGTTGCAGCTCTAGTAGCTGGGATTAGGATCCCAGTTGTTATTGGAGTTGGGCAGGAAGAACTTGAGCAACTTGATCTTGAACTAGTTAGGGGATCTTCCTCGACTGTTGATCAGCAGGTTGTGAACGAGGACCCCTCAGTTCGATGGATTGTGGACAACACTAACCCCTCAGCTCCTATTCTTGGAGCCTCGGATGGAACTACAACCAGTATCAAGACCAGGAATTACCCCATTGTTGATGGTCAGGGTTTTGGACGAACTTCTAACGATGTGAGGTCCGTCACTGTTACTGTAGATGGGTCTCCGGTAGCCATTGGAGCTGTTCGTGGATCTTCGGGAGTCATTACTCTCCAGGTACCTCCCCCCTCTGATGCAGTAGTGAGGGTTACTTACTGGTTCCACCGTGGTGACACAGCCTTTGTTGACATCTTGTCGGACCAAGTTACGGCAGATCCTGCTGTGATTGTCACTCCTGGATTTGAGCCCTTTGCTATTGTTGGTGGTACCAATGATACCTTTAAGCTCAAGGTGGATGGTGGGGTTGAGTCCACAGTCACTCTTCTTCCAGGAGCTACTACTACAGCTCAGAGCTTGAAGACTCAGATTGATGCTGGGGTAATTCCTGGCCTCACCACTTCGGTCTTCACTGGTAATGATGGCAAGCTCCATCTCCAGTTGAATGCTCAGACCTCCATTGAGATTGGGAAGGGTACTGCTAACGGTGTTCTTGCCCTCTCGAATGGTCAGATCACAAGCCGTAACAAGAACTTTAAGGTGTGGCAGACCCCTGTTGTAGACGGGACCTCTGGTGGAATCACAACCACCGATACCTCTAAGGTTGTTGTGAAGGTTAGTGGGGTTCAGGTCATCCCGACTTCTTTGGATGGTACCAACGGTATCGTTACCCTTCCCTACGCCCCTCCTCCAGGAGCTACTGTAGAGGTTACCTACTGGGCTAATACCTGGCAAGATACTTTTGACAATCTCCCTAATACTTTGGTGACTAACATCATCAGGGCTGGTATCTCTCCAAATAGGAGTGACTACATCCAGGGAACTGACTTTGTTGTTAGCAACCCTTCGGCAGATACCTCGGTTATCCACTGGGGGGCAAGCTACTCGGTTTCTTCAACCACTAGGACTCCAGGAGCTGAACCCTTTGATGAGTCCCAAATCCTCCCTACCTTGGCAGATGACAAGCTCTTCTTGGTAGAGTGTGATCAATACACGGATACCTCAGTAGTCCCTGCTAGGGTTAGCACTCAGATTTTCCTCCTTCCTGAAGTCCCCACTACAGGTAATGGTAGGAATACAACCTTAGGTGCTCAGACCTACCACAGCGTTGCCAATAGTCGTCAGGACGTTATCACGAATAGACCTGACTTGGTGATTGCTAGAGTAGGTAGGACTCTTAGGGATGCTCTGGGTCGTCCTGCTGCCAAGGTTATTGCAGTTGATGGGTCTACAAGGAAGATCACTCTCAAGGATGCTCTTCCACCAGACTGGAATGTGTACGCCACCTTCAACTACAGTCGCCTTGTGGATGATACTTACATTTTCACCTGCAAGACTCCTGGAGCTATTGGTCAGGGTCAGTACGAGGTGTACTCTTCCCTTTACGCCACTAACCTTTACCAGGTTAGGTTTGGTTCGAAGGGTAATGGCCTTGGTGAGACTGTTCAGTTCCCTAGGGGTGTTGAGCAGGTTCCGGATGCCATGCATGTTGGGGGTACTCCCGTAGCTGAGACTGTTACGGTAACCTTCGGTCAAGCTGCTGCAACCAATGCGAAGTTCACGGCTAAGGGTCCTCAGCCTTACAGCTTCTATTCTTCAGCTTCTACTACCTGGAGAACAGCTGTCAACGGTGCAGGAACTCTGAGCACGAACCTTGCAGCCGCTAACTACGGTTACTTGGTGAGTCAGGCAGTGCCTCTGACTGGTGGAAACATCACCATCACTTTGGCTACCAATGACACTCTGTCTCTTACAGTTGATGGGGTTGATGTTGATGTAACTCTGACTGCGGGTACTCGTACTCCAGCTCAGATTGCAACTGATATCAACACTGCAATTGATGCTGCTACCGAGTTTGCTGGTACCAAGAACAACTTCCTGTGTACTCCAATCACGGGTCCTGGAGCTAGCAGCACCTTCTTCGTTATCAGGAGCTACTCTACTCCGGCTTCACTCCCAGGTGGGTTTGATCACCAGAGTTACGTGGCAATCCGTCAAGGGAATGCTGAGACTACTCTTGGGTTCACTACCTATCAAAGGGCAGATGGATCTCCAGGAGCGGTAAACAAGGCAGCAACGTTGCTTAGTGTGAATACCGGTCCCTTCTACTTCACTGCTGGTTTGGACGATGTTCTCAAGTTGAGGATCAATGGGGTTGACTTCACGGCAACCATCAATGCTTCCTCTACTACTCCTGCACAGGTTATCTCGGATATCAACGCTGTCATCTCCTCACAGGGAACGGCTTCTGTTGGTACCCTGGGTAATGTGGACAAGATCCGTATCACCAGCAACACGAACTCTGAGAGTTCTTCCATCATTGTCCTGAACGGAACTGCAAACACCGTTCTTGGACTCACTGAGGGAGACTTCGCAGGACAGACCTTGGTTACGGTACAGGAAGTTGTGAACTGCCTCATGGCAACTTCCTCCTTTGCTGTTACTTCTTGGGGTGCTCGTGGTACTCCTGGTACCGATCCAACAGCTAACGCTTTGGGTGCAGTGGCTTACCCAACCATTGTCAACGGAAGTACCTACATTACGATTGAGTCTTTGGTGGTAGGATCTTCTTCGGCAGTGAGCTTCGTTACAGGAGCCAACTCGGCCTTCAACATCCTTTCCGGTACTGGTATCAGGCCTGGAACTGATGGTGACAGTGGTGAGGCCATCTCGGACAACTTCGTAGTCACTTCTTCGAATGCCTACGGGTCAGCTGGTACGGGAACTCCCGGTCAGACTTACATGGATGCTCGAACCGGACTTAGGTTTACGGTTCTCCCTGCTTCCAGTGGGTCTTACACCAATGGGGGTACCTTCACCTTTGAGTCTACCTTCACTCACAACGTAAATCCTGGAGTTCCTTTCTACACCCTTCCGGGGTTGGAGACTTTGGTCACCAACACTGTAGGGGTTGGGCAGATGGACACTGCGAATGTCCAGTCCTTCAACCCCTCTGGTGTTGAGCCCAAGAATGGAGACTTCTACTTTGTCTCCTACAGGTACCTCAAGCAGGATTACTCCACAAGGATCTATCGTCAGTTCAAGACCATTGAGGCTAACTACGGAAAGCTCTCTGCTGAGAACAGGGTTACCCTTGGGGCCTACCTTGCCATCCTCAACGGGGCTGTCCTGGTGGGTGTCAAGCAGGTCAAGAAGGTTCCTAATACGAACCAGGCTTCGGCCTCGAACTTCATTGAGGCAATCGGTGCTCTTGCTACTCCCCTTCCCGGGAATATCAAGCCTGACCTGATTGTCCCACTGAGCGCTGATACCTCTGTTTACACATACCTCACACAACACTGTGAGATTATGAGTAACATTCGTAATCAGTCTGAGAGAATGGGCTTCATTGGCTTTGCATCGGGGACCATCCCCACCAGTGCTCAGACAATTGCCAAGTCTCTCTTCAGCCAGAGGATCGTAGCCTTCTACCCGGATTCATCTGTAATCACTCTCTCTAACGAGTTGGGTGAGAACTTCGAAACCCTGGTAGATGGGACATTCTTTGCAGCAGCCGCCGCTGGTGCAGTGTGTAGTCCAGCTGTTGACGTGGCTACTCCTTACACTCGTCGTAGGATTCAAGGGTTCACCCGAATCAACAGGATCCTTGACCCAGTTGAGGCTAATCAGACTGCGGTAGCTGGTATCACCCTCTTGGAGGACTTGGATCCTATCATCCGAATCCGTCAGGGGCTTACTACCAACATGACCTCAGTCCTGACCAGGCTCCCGACCGTAACTCAGATTGCTGATTACGTCTCTCTGAGTGCAAGGTCGGCTCTTGATGCCTTCATCGGCACCAAGTTCCTCTCAAGTAGGACCAATGAAGTCGAGGTCGCTATGACCGGACTCTTCAATACTCTTATCCAAGAGGAAATCGTCGCAGCCTACACCGGAGTGTCCGCTGAAGTCGATGCTGACGATCCTACGTGTATTAGGGTAGAATCATTTTATTCCCCTATCTTTCCATTACTTTATCTCGTACTCACCTTCAACCTCAGGAGCCGGGTTTAATTCAGTAAAAACAAGAACTTAGCGTAACTCGGAAAGTAATCCTTGACAGAACCCCTACACGGTGGAGATACCTTGTAGGGGTTTCGTCTATTTGAATCAAACTCGACTCTAAAAGTACTTGATCTTGACACCCTCTGAGTTTTGGTGTACTTAGGTCTTCTCCTTGCTAACCTTCTTATGCTATCACTCTAGGGGAACCTACCGGAGATTTTGCTCATGCCAACTGACTTCACTTCCGCAGAAGAAAATGCTCTTAGAGATGACAAGGACCTAGTTCCAGGCCGTCTCTTGGACTTGATGGTTTTGGTTCTTGCCATTGATGTGTTCAATTCTTCTGGGAATGAAGACCCTTATCTGGGTAAGGGCATGAACATCTATAGGATGCACAGGAATGCTTTAGATCAAGGGGCTAAGAAGCACTTAGAGCCTTTGATGGAACGTTCTGATTCTGGTTCGGTAAGGTCTAAGTACCGAATGATGGGGAATCTGGATCCAGCTAAGAAGGCTCGTTTCATCGAAGAGTTCATGGTTTGGATTAAGAAGCGAACATCTTTGATGCGGGATGTTTTCCCTGGTAGGGTTTACGCTCAGGCGGTCAAGGTCTCCAATGCGTGTGAGGAGACTGACCTAAACCTGAGAATCCAAGCTCTATCTTGTGTTGCTACAAGTTCAGGGCTTTCTGCCTTGTTCAAGTGGGTTAGGGGCGGGGCTGACATTCTAGGCTCTCCTGCCCCTACAGCACAGGCTGTAGCAGCTCAGGTAGAAGGTGCTCAGGGGATTGCAGAGAACCTCCAAGAGGTGACAAGGAAGATTTCTGTAGAGAAGCCTGACTCTCCTGCTAGGGTAGCCTTAGAGGATCAGAAGCTTGACCTTGAAGCGGATTTGAATGAGGCAGTCTCTGAGTCAGATGATCCTGCTACGGTGAATGCAGCGGCTGCTAGCCGATTAGCAGCACCCTCTAAGATTGCTCAGAAGTTTGGACTTACTCCTGAGCAAGAAGATGTGATGAGGTCTATGGGGAGGGTCTGTATTGCAGCTGGTGCTGGATCAGGGAAGACCCTCTCGATGGTAGCAACCATTGCCCACTTGGTGGAAGAGAAGGGGTATCTCCCTGGACAGGTCATGGCTTGTTCTTTCACGATAGCAGCTTCTACGGAACTTGAGGAAAGAGTTACTTCTAGGGCTGGTATTCATGGAGCAAGGATTGGAACTACTCACTCTATTGCTAGGGAGATCATCGTTAGGAATAGGCCTAACTTGGCAAGGGCAGCCAAGAACACTAAGGCAGCGGACAAGCTCTTCAAGATAGCAATGAAGCAGGTCCCTCTTAGCATTGATACCTACAAGGAAAATCAGGAAAAAGTAGTTGAGCAGATGGCTCGTATCCAATCGATTTCCGGTTGGGGGAACATCGATATCCTAAAATCCTTTTACAACAGACTTCGTGGAGGGAGGCCTCTAACGGATAATCAGTTGAATGTTCTTCCTAAGTTTGAGGGATCTTCCTCTCGTAGGCGGTATGCTGAAGAGTACCTAGCAGTTAAG